CATCCCTGGTTTGATGCCGATCCTTGGCGGGTTGGGGAAGGCGGAGAAGAACCGCAAGGGCGAATGGAAGATGACCGATTCAGACCTGTATGTGTTGGATCAGATGATGCCGTTCATGGGGCGGCTGCGCCGCCTCATCCCTGGCGAGGAGAAGTACGAGAAGCGGTGGCTGACGACGTTCATGTCGACGATGTTTGGTGGCGGGCTGCGGGCCAACACGCCTGCGGAGCAGCGCAACCAGTTGATCCGCATGCAGCGTGAGTTGTCGGACGACATGAAACGCATGATCGATATTGAGGTCCGCAACGTCTAGGCTCGCTGGGACGAAAGCGGGTTAGGTTGATGGACTTCATCTCACGCGACGACTGGCATGCCAGACCGCCGAAGCGGGCGTTTTCGCGGCTGCGTTCTTCCCGTGTCGTGGGAATAGTCGTTCATCACTCTGGCGTCGCGAACCCACCTAATGGCGTGGCCGCAGTCCGAGCCTATGAGCGATACCACATCGATACTCGAGGTTGGAATGCGATTGCCTACAACTGGCTCGTTGACGAACGCGGAGTGATTTACGAGGGGCGCGGCCCAGGGATCGTTTCGGGCGCCACCAAGCATTACAACTTCAAAACAGAGAGCATCTGTTACACAGGCTACGGGGGCACGAAGCTCCCTGAGGTCGCCCTCATAAGCATCACCGAAGTCATCGAAGACATCCAGGCCCGCTACGGGGGGAGACTGTGGTTGAAAGGGCATCAGGACTTGGCTGCGACGACCTGTCCAGGGTCGGAGCTGTACGCATGGTTGAAGAACGGGTGTGTCGTCTACCAGGGCAACCCGTCAGGCATCGATTTCGAGGGGATTGCACGGTATTTGCGAGATTTGGGCAACGGGCTCGACAACATTCCGTTGTCTAGGGCCCGTCGGTCTCGGGGCCAGTTGGTGCAGTTGGCGCAGAGCCGGCTGAAGGACCGTGGGCATGATCCTGGCGGTATCGACGGGGTGTTCGGACGCAAAACGAAGGCCGCTGTGAAAAGTTTTCAACGATCTTTGGGGTTTCTGCGCCCTAGTGGGGCTATTGACGGGTCAACGTGGGACGCTTTGTTCCTCTTGTAGGAGGTGCTTTCTATGCCCCGAGGTGAAGGTTACGGTCCCACGTTTCAGGAAACGTTCGGGTCGCAGAACGATCAGCCGTACAACTCAACGTCTTCGTTCAATATGTGGGATATGTCGAAGAAGGCGAAGAAGGCTGCCGCCTATCTACGCAGCACCAAGCTCGGCAACGCCAACAATGGCGGCCGACCGTTCGGAAAGTAGGACACCATGAGGGATGGTTCAACCCCGAAGCTGGTAGAGACCGGCCGTGTCCTCGTCGACACCGTGAAGCGTCCGACGCAGAACCTGGGCACCCTGACTGAGGGTGCTATCAGCCGCATGGCTGGCGGGATGCGTTCGTTTTTCGACAAGAACGATTGATGGCCGGCAAGGGCCGAAAGCGCCCTAAGCCCCGCTACTAGCCGTGCCGCTCCAACGCGGATCTTCGCGTGCGACGGTGTCGCACAACATCGGCAAGTTGATCGGCGAGGGCTACCCAAAAGATCAAGCAGCGGCTATCGCCTATTCAAAGGCCGGCCGCGGAAAGAAGAACAAGTGACTACATCATCAAAGTTTTCGTGGGGATCCTGGGCCGAGAGGGCAGCGTGGACCGCCGTGCAGGCTTTCGCAGCCGTCCTCGTCATCGGTGACCTGTCGACGCTCCGCACTGCTGTTGTTGCAGCCGCAGCAGCGTTGCTGTCTGCGGTGAAGACTCTGGCTAAGGAACGCCTCGGGTCGTGAGTGAGGAGGCCACGTTCGACTACGAGTCGGCGTGGTCTTCGTGGTTCGCGAGCCCAGTCAGGGAGGAACTCCAGGCGGGGATCGCCACTGAGCTGGAACGCACCAGCGGCCTGTTCGACGTTCAGGACGGCACGCATGCCAAGTGGAACGGTGAGCGCCTCGGGGTGTTGACCGTGTTCAACTCTGACGAGTTGATCGCTTTGCTGTGTGCGTGGGAGGAAGCCGAGAACGGCAACTGGTTGGCTCAGAAAGAAGTGCTGATCTGGTTGGAGAAGTGGATGGAGTTCATCACTTGCTGCGTTGAGGCTGCTCCGCCCGAGTGAGGTCGGCGTCGCATAGTTCAACCAGGGTCCGCATCGCTGTCCCTACTGCGGTCCACTGTTCGTGGCTCCAACTGTAGAACAGCGACTTGCGCCACATCCGCCACTCGAGGGTTTTGAACGCGTCATCCAGGTCGTGGGTTGTTTCGGCCTGTTGTTCAGGTGTCGGGGTCCAGGGTGTAGTCGTAGTACCCATCGAGTCGTTCCTTTATGACTGGGTGGTCGAGGAGTCGTTGCCGTAGGTCGGCGATGATTCGGTCTCGTCGTCTTGCCACAGTCGTTTTAGGCATGCCAACAACAAGGCCCACGAAACGCAAAGAAAGCCTAACGACAATAAGCATGTCGAAAATCCAGCGGTCATCTTCCTCCAGGGAGTCGAGTGCGTCGGCGAGGATATCCCGCAACGCGAGTTGTTCGAGTACGGATTCTTCGGGCTCCTGGGCAGGGGCGCAAGTAATGAGTGCTTCAAGCGGCGAAAACGCTCGCCCGAATGCGGAGGCGTGCCGCTGGCTGCCGGTCGTTTGGAGCAGCGGGTCGTAGAGGGATTCTTTGCGGCGTACTTCATCCGTCACTGCCGTTGCTCCAAGGGAAGAGGGACGGCTTGAAGCCGTAGTATGCTTTACCCTCTCGGAACGACCCTGGGGTCGCTTCTCCCTTGTCAATGAGCTTCATAATCGTTTTCAGTGGAACGAATGCGTATTGCTGTTTCGGTGTTGACCAGATCCACAACCACACGGGCATTTGCCCGTCCCACATGGTCAACGCTGAGAGCTTCTCTTGTTTCAGTTTGAGACCTTTGGCGCCGCAGCCCATCACTTCGATGAGGGTGTTGACGGTGACGTAGTCGGGGGTGTACCGCAGGAACAGCGGCAGTGTTTCTATCGAGAAGGGTGGCCGGTTGAACCCCAGGCGTGCCCACCCTTCGGTGCGTTCCTCGAATGCTCCTTCGGCTTCTTCGCCCATTGATCCGTAGCGTTGCTCCCACGACAGGTCGGAGAAGCCTCCGTTCACCGCGGGATCTTTCTTACTAGGAGCATCTGCACCAGCCGGTCGTCAGGGTAGGCGACACCTATTAATCCGTCTTCTACGAGTTTACACAGGTTCGAGGCGTCGGCGGTGAGGGGTGAGAGGTCTTCGCCGATGGGGCCGATGGTTACGTCGGTCCAGTCGGGGTGGAAGATCATAACCATGGAGACTGGTTCTTCGTAGTAGGGCCCGTCGTATAGTTCGGCTACGCGTTTCTCGGCGTCGAGGGTTTTCTTGTCGGTGTATGCGCGGCCGCGTGCGAACCGTGGCCGGCTCTTCGACTTGGGTCGGCCTGGGATCTTGAACCGGTAGATCAACGTCCCATCTTTGCACCAGCGTCATCGACCAGTTTGCGTAACTGCTGCTCGCCTTGTGGGCCGCGGGCAGCAAACTTCTGCCCCCATTTCAGGTCGCACTGGCGGGTCCATTCGAGGACTGCGTCGGGCGAGTAGAGCTGGCGGAACAGGGAGCAGGCGAACGAGAACAGGGCGAGGCTGCGGTCGTTGTGGGTGGGGCCCTGGTCCCATATGTCTCGGGCTACGAACTTGAAGTCCGCGTCGACCCTTCGTTGTGTGAACTTGGGGGTGTGGATGGGTCGTGTGGATGGTGCCGGCTGGTAAAGGGACGCTATTTTGACGATCTGTTGGCGTGTCACCATCGAATCGAACGCTTCGTTGGTGAAGTCCTCCATGCACAGGTTGCTCTGAGAGCCCCGTACAGCCTCCTGACGGCCCTCTGGGCGTGATAGTGCATATGGGAGGCGTATTCCGTTCCCGAAGCCCTTAGCGGGCATCGTGACCTGTTTAGGGTAGACCTCTTTAGTAGGACTGTCGACGAGTTGGCAGGCCGCGAACATGGCGTTGCGGCCCATCTGAGCGGG